AAATCACTAAGGCGAGAGCTGCTTTGTACCAATCCTGCATTATCATAGGTTCCTCGTGGGATTCGCGAGGGAGAAGATGCCATCTCCCTCGGATTTGCGGGTGGGAGTTTAGGCGGGATGTGCCTCGAGTAACAGCTGGTGTTCCACGAAGTGAATGGCATCCTGCTTCGTGAATCCTGGGATGTTCTCGTAACGTGCAAGCATACAACCATCGGGGCCAGTTATCACGACGGTGAACAGTTTTTGCAGAGGTCGCACATGGGTAAGAGTTTCACTTTGAAGAGTGACAACCGGAGCTGGAGTGGGAGCCGGTGGAGCTGGGTCGGCAGGATGTGTATTAGCCTTAAAAAATCGTTTGTTCTGTGCCATCTGATTCCTTCCTGAAACTTATTGCCCCAGTTTCTCCAGGTGCTGAGGCGCCACCTCCTCATTACCGGTCGGAGGCCGTGACCGGCAACAGGAGCTTATTCGAGCTCTTCACCTTCGGAATCGCCGTCTTCCTCGTCGAAGATCTCTTCTTCCTCGTCCTCAACTGGCTCGGGCTCGGGTGCCTTCTTAGACTTTGCCTTCTTCTCCTTGACCGGAGCGTCGCCGGCTTCTGACTTCTTCTTCGCAGCCGCCTCAGCGCGTTCTGCGTCACGAGCAGCCTTCTTCTCCTCGGCGCTCTTGGTGTACTTCTCGTAGCTGACCTTGATGTCATCCAAGAACTGCTTGTCCTTGGGGTCGCTCGGATCCCACTTGTAACGGGTGTAGCCGCTGTCCTGGAAGCGCGGGAGGGTGCGCAGATAACGGCGGAGAATTGTCGGCCTGATGCCGAGCTGCTTGGCGACGTCGCTCGAAGTGGTCATTACCTTTTCGGGTTCTGCTTCCTTCTTTGCGGGTTTTTCAACGACTTCCTCAGCGGGTTTTGCGGCTTTCTTTTTCTTCTCATCACTCATGGGTTAAGATCCTCGGTAAAGCTGTGATTTATGTTACAGATATATCCTATTACAAAGGTTATAACCTTGTCAAGGATAAGTTTACTCAACTACGACGAAGACTTAATCCTGCGGTAGGGCAAAACCTTAGCTGGAGTACCGATGTTTATAACCAAGATCCTCTCGCCGTCACTACTGACAAATAGCATCTCATCCCGATTAGAGATATCTACAAACCTTACTGGAAACCCAAGGAAGAAGCTATGGTCAAAAACCTCGCTATTTGACCTGAACTGTGCAGAAGTGGTTATGATGTTATTGCTCGACAGTATTAGGCCAAATAACTCCTGATGCATCCAAACCTCAAAGTTACGTCGCCCTCGATAGGCTACATAGACTCGTATGTACTTAAGTGCATTCTGAATGCTCATACCTTGGCAGTCTATTGTCATCATGACTTAATCCTTCTGGTCGACGCCGGTAATAGTCCACCCATGAGCTCAGTAGAACTAGGACCTATCTCAACTGAGTTACAACTGACACATATTAACCTGACCAGTGGGTCACCATACTGATACTCTATGGTGAAGTGAGTGTGGCCGCACTGAGTGCAGCGAAGTGTACGCCAGCTCATGACTTAATCCTCCTAGCTGTGGGAACAACTAGCGCCGGTGCGCTCTCAGTCATGCGATACAGGTCTACAGGCAGCTTGCAGTTGTGGCAGAATACTTGTATGAGCTGTCTGTCATGATCCCAGCTCATATAGAATACGTCGCAGGCTAAACACTCGGGACATACTAGCCTCACTTGAACCTCACAAACTTGCCACACTTAACGCACCAGGCAGTGAAGGGTTTACGCACCATATTGAAGTAGAGGCTACCACAGGGGCATGGCAGCTCCTTATAGTACTCAGTCTGGTTCAGATGGGCGACAGAAGAGAGGTCATGGATCTTGGTCATATCCAGATTTACGAACTTACGGTAATCCTTGCGCTTGAAACGCCATACCCTACCATTACGTAGTATGAGTAAGCTCATATGAACCGCACGATCTTGACACCATTGACCATGATCTCTTCCTCGTCAACTACTGTGTCATCTACTTGCTCATGCTCATCGTCAGGCGCAAGGTCATGCTCAACAGGTGCGGTGCTGAAGTCTACCGTGATGGTGCGGCCGTCTAGGTCAAGCTCTTCTATGTCTTCATTGTCAACGTCAACGATGCGACTCTCCTCAGGCAAGGGCTCGTTAGCCTCAGGATCCTCGATTGCTGCGTTGATATCCATCCAGCTCATGACACGAGCGTCACGATTATACTTAAGCTGAATGTGTGGCATAACCTTCTTAGCCATACGAACAACTTGCTCCGACCAGTTGTGGTCGTCTAACGCCTCGATGAATAGCTGCTGCTCAGGTACAGGCCCAGAGGCAAGGCGATCAATTAGCCATGTGGTGATACGCTCGTCAATATAGTACCACACCCACACACCATCATGCTTACGCGAGATGATGCCCAGCTTCGCCTTAGCTACAAGAACTGTGGCACGAGAGTAGCCGTCCATCTCCATAAGTCGCAGGACCTGAGTGTTGCGCATCTCATTGCCGTTGTCTATCAAGATGCCAGTAAGCTTCTGAGCAATAGGACGCCGTAAATACTTCATCTCAGTAAGGTACGGGTTGTACTCCTTAACACGGCGCTGGTGAACTTTCTCAAGAGCCTCAGTGGGTGCATGGAGAGGGAATGTCCACCACCACTTACCGGACTTACGTAAGCTCCTTATGCCAAGAACTTTCTTAGCACGGTTTACAGTCATTACAGCGTGTGTGGCATACAGAGGCTGGAAGGTTGTAGCTGGAAGACGTATATTCTTACCAGCTTGCTCAGAAGCTTGAGTAAACATCTCATAGATGTCTTGCATAAGGCCAGAAGTCTTGCCTTCCTTACGAGGACGTCTAGGTTGTTTAACCTGAGCTTCATTAAGATAGAAGAGCTCAGCTTTCTCACGCAGCTCTTCTTCATTGATCTTGATGTTAGAGAAGATTGTTCTCGGTCTACCAGGCATTGCGGGTGCCTCCCTTATTAACTATAGTATATAAGATTTGCATAGTTATTGTCAAGGTACATTTTTTATCTCTTATACGCAGGTTAACCTAACATGTTAAAACTTTTACCTACCTAAACTTCTTAATGGTAAGATACTAAATAGATATTACTGATATATTTGCTACTTTCTTAATAATAGGTATGGTATATTATTCATAATAAAGTACTTATTTAAGAATACCAGTTAACAGTCTCTAGGTTAACTTGCGTATAAGAGAAAAATGGCAGTTACTTAAACAAGAGTAGGCTTTATTTTGCTTAAGTAAGAGTCTTAATTAAGAAAAAATCGGACTGTATCAGAAATAACTATTTCTAAGGGGATGGTTAAGAAAAAAAGCAAACTAATCATTCCCTGATGAACTTTGTTAAACTAGGCTAAAACTCGAGGGTACCACCGTTTTGTTTACGTCGGAAAGGAGGTTCCAATGAAAGTGAGAAAACCAGATAGAGCTTCAACACAAGACCACCCTCTTGCACCTAGCAGGGTGGTGTGAGTTTATTAAGCTACTTGTTTTAGGATTAAGTCTTCGGCGTGTGGATTTGATTCTTTCAACGCTTCAACTAGAAGCTTAATCGCCTTGTCGTTCGTGTTACGGGCGATATTACGGTCCACCCGGGCTATAAGCTGCAAGACCTCCAACTTGTGTGGGTCGGTGATCAATGCAAGCTTGGCTAATGGAAAGTTAACCATAGGTACACCTCTTATAATTATAATTATAAACTCGTGTGATATCTCGTGTCAAGGGTAATGTTAGTGTAAAGCTTTGTTCCGGGAATACGAAGCAAAGAGTGAATGAAAGCTGCGGTGAATGAATGATCGAGCGATGAGCTGGCTGAACTGTGGGATGAAAGGAGTTTAATACGACAAGTTCTATAGGTAACTGCTTTCTTTCATTCAACCATTGGACGAATCATTCATTCACAGCTATTTTCATCTACTCGATAGTTGATTCATTCAATCATTCGACCATTCAATCAACCATTCATTGGTATGACCAATCAACCATTCATTCCTCTAAAATTTTTTCCTTGACAACCGTATGTCTAATATGGTACTCGCGCGCGCACGCTCCTATATATGTATGGCGATTTTGGTAACCTAAAAGTTGGTTACTAACTAATCATTGACATGGTTACTAAAACTTTGATAAAGTTATTACATGAAAGGAGATGCAATATGACCTTCGGCCTCACGCTCGCATTCGCATTCCTGACCATTGGCCTCGGGTGCACCAGAATAATTTTCTTGAAATAAACTCAAACTTACCCTTGACAGGCGAACCTGCCTTTGGTAAGATCAATACATAACAAATTGAGACGCGGCCTCAATAACCCGCGAGAAGGATACAACCATGACCACGAAGAAAGCAAACACGACCACAACCACCACGCCCGCAACCGAAGCAACCGCCCTCCCGATTCAGACGAAGCACCTCGCCGTTAAATTCGGCATGAAGGCCACCGCGCTCCGCCGGGTCCTGCGCTCCATGCCTGAGTATGCGGATGGCGTCCACACGAACTACCGCTGGGCCGAGAACGACCCCAAGATCAAGACGATCGAGCTTGCAATAGCGAAACTGGCGAAGGACAAGGAAGACCGCGCCGCCGCTGCCAAGGCCGCCCTCGAATCGCGCAAGGCGAAGGCGGAGGCCCAAGCTAAGGTGGACGCGCAGCACGCACCAGCCAAAGCCTAGCAACGCCACATATACGGGGGCTCCGGCCTCCGTATATTTTTGCGTACGTACATTCAATACATCAACCCTTCCTCCAGCGGAACGCATCTCCTCTTCATTTTTCCGACGAAACCGGTGTCGGCGAACAGGTCAAGAGGTAGTTTTCAGTCTCTACCCTTGACAAGCTTATATGGCCCATGATAGGATAAAAATATGGATGAGATATACAAAAGGCTTCGTACAGGCGAACGAACAGCAAATATTGGAATCACCTTACAACTGAAGGAAATAGCCAAGAGACTACAGGTTCTCATGGACAGAAGAAAGGCTCTCAAGCAATGAGCCAACACTCATACTACTGTGATCGTAAGCTGTACAGGAGAATCAAACCGTGAATGTGGGTGATCAGGTAGTTCTATCACGTCCAGACTGGCAGTCACTTGAGGCAGATTTCAAGATTGGGGACAGGGGTACGGTGACTCAAATCAGCATAACTGGCATAATTCAGGTTAAAATAGGCATCCATTCTAGGACATATAACTTCTATCCATTTGAGCTAGACGTGATAGAGGTTCCTTATAGAAGAATAAAGCCTGTTTCTTAACCCTTGACAAACGTTTACGTCTCACGTATCATGTATATATGAGAAGATTAAAACTTTCTTACGTAATCCACATGGAACGGGAGATCTCTTCGCTTGCTCCGGTACTAACTGATCAGCAGCAGAGGGCTCTGGACAGGAAGGTAGTTCAGGAGATCATTGCTAAGAACTTCCCTCAATCCAAACTTCAGGTATACGAGCTCAAAGGAGGGTCCAACTGATGGTTACCTATTCCTGCGATGGTTGTGGCAAGAGTGATTTCGTCCTGTTCCTTGTGAAGCATGACAAGGGAGTCTACCTGGGCATCTACAAGTTTGACCCAGTGTACTTAGCACAGAACCCGGGCAAGGCGCACATCTTCTGCTCAATACCTTGCGTGATGAAGTACATTGAGAGCCATATAGGAGAGCTCCATGCCAGCGACAAGTCTGTTCAAGCTTAGGGTCAGGGATATCGATAACCAAACCCTTCATGATATGTTCATCCTCGACGATGACCTTTATAGTGCTCTTGAGAGCTTCAAGATCCTCTACAGAGGTAACTATCGCATCTTGAGTACAGAAGACTGTGGCATAGCGTACTTCCGGGAAAATCACCCTACTATCACACGGAGGATTAAGTAGTGAATGATCTAACTTCAGAGCCCCTCAAGGAAGAAAACAGGCTACTACGGGAGCAACTAGCACAAGCTCGTGGCATGATAAGAATTCTCTGGGAGGTTGGGACTTTCACTCAGAGTGTGGGTAATGCCTTGAGCGAGGATGGGGTTCTGAGAGCCGCATTGCATGAGTGAGCACAGAGACACCTGCGAGTATGAGAATTTCAGACAGTACTTACGTCAGCTTTCACTGGTCATGAGTATGTCATATAATGATCTTCGTAAGGACTGGCTGAATGTTCCTCCATGTACTTGCCACATCACGAGAAGGATTAAGCCATGACCTGCTGTCAGTGCGGTCTCACCTTCAGGATTAACGAATACATATGCTGCTCATGTGGGCACATGTCATGTGATCGATGCGTCATGAAAATACCAGTGGAGCAACCTATGGTCGGGGTTAAAGTGAGAATCATCCAAACTAACTTCGAATCGAGAGATGTCGGAACAATAGTCTCTGGAGATGTCGGTGTAGTATGTGACGAGAGCAATTACCTGATTAGTATCTATATAGATAGGGTAAAGCGTTACTGCACTGTGTACAAGACCGACGTGGAACCTGTGGTTCTCCCATACAGGAGGATCAAGAGTGCCTAACACCGCCATCTTCTGCCACCTCAATCCTGTGGACTATCGTACTATCAGATCTTCTGGTATCCCTATATCCGCGGCAAATGGATTCCAGACATCAGATACCAATCTTGGGTCCTACATAGCCACCTATGTGTCAGAGGTAGGAGCCATCTTAAAACGGCTAGATTGGGTCAATATTAAGATACTAACGAACACCCCAGATTGTATAATGCTTATGTGCGACGAATCTCGTATTGAGCCTTCTGTCGTGGACCCGACAAAGAAAAGACGGATTAAAAATTGCCCTTGACAAACTGAGGTACACTGGCATATACTATATGTATGGCCAGATTCGTTCAAGTTGGAGAACACGTCCTCAATCTAGATCGGGTGTCAATAATCCTTAACGAGGCACCAGGCCGCACAAAGATATACGTCTCAGGATATGACGGGGCTTTTTACTTCACTAAACCTCCGTTGGAGATTATCAACTCCACCCCCATTCTTGAATATCATGATACACCTCAGACACTTAGGAGGATTAAGTGAGCTTAGTGTTGTCCGAAGGCAGGATCCAGGTAAATGAAGTAAGACTGGTAGGCAATAGGATCTGCATAGTTTTCAGTGCCGGGGGAGAAAGCTTCCAAGCTGAGCTTCCACGTCATCTGATAGATCCAATGATCATTACAGCAGCTACGGCTGTTGTAACCTCTAAGATTGAGAAACTTAAGTCTGCTTTGCCGGGTGTGTCGAGTCCCCAGAGGCGTGTTAAAAAGTCTGCTCCAGACGCACACGCACTCGTAAAAGTCGACCTTGGGGATGACGGCGAATGGATCCCGGTTCCCGAGGGAGACGACGAAGATTGATCCGATGCCGGAGTAACGGCTCTCACGTCCACGTGGGTAAACCATAACCTCTAACCAGATAAGGAGAAAGAAAGATGGAAGGCACTATCAAGTGGTTTAACAACGCCAAGGGTTATGGATTTATTGGACGCAAGGACGGCCAAGCCGATGTCTTCGTTCACTACAGCGCCATCAAGAAAGAGGGGTTTAAATCGCTGAAGGAAGGAGACAACGTTACCTTTGATATCACCCAAGGGCGGCAAGGAGCTCAGGCCGACAACGTTGTTAAAGTCAAGTAGCCTGTGGATGAAGCTGTAAACCACCCATTACACTATGGTGGCGATACTCCTTACGAGGTCATCAAAGTCTGTGAAGCTTGGATGTCTCGTGAGGAGTTTATCGGAGCCATGAAGTTCCAAATCTGGAAGTATACTGCTAGAGCCGGTAAGAAGGGTCCAGCAAATCAGGACTATCAGAAAGCTCACTGGTATAACAACTACCTCAATCATTACTTGGAAAGGCATCCTGATGCGGATAGTGGAACCATACGCAAAAGTACTGATGTCTAGAGCTCAAATTCAGGACTCCCTAAACCTGATTGAGTATGCCGGACGTATCAGCCATCGGTCAGAGGAAGATATGACCACCCTAACCTGGACCAAATTCATCAGTTCCGTAGTACTAGGCCATGGAGATTGGTCCATCACTGAACATGCCATCGTTCCTGTAGAGATTCTCACCGATCGTGGCATTACCCATGAGATTGTTCGCCACCGCATTGCCTCCTATACACAAGAAAGCACGCGCTTCGTGAATTATGCGAAGAAGATGCCGCCTAGTTTTCTTTACCCAAAACCAGATGTTAAGTGTCCAGATTGTATTGCCAACCAACAGCCAAAGAAATTCACTGACGGTTGGTTCCATACCCATGGTTTAATGGGACAGAGTAAATGTATCTATGATCGCGACTGGCTGGATCAGATTGACTCAGCCGAGGAATGCTACAAAAAGCTGCTGGCAAAAGGCTGGAGGCCACAAGAGGCAAGGTCGATCTTCCCCAACGGCCTGGCAAGTAAGATCATCTGTACCTACAACCTTCGCACTTGGCGTCATATCTTCATCATGAGGACAACTAAGGAAGCTCATCCCCAGATGAAGGAAGTAATGATTCCACTGCTTCAGGAATTCAAGAACAACATCCCGCTTCTCTATGACGATATCCTTCCAGATAGCCGCCAAATCGACAACCTTAAACTCCCGCAATGAGGTGAAACAATGGGAATCGCTCCCGCATATGCTCTAAATGCTGAGACTGAGCAAGAGGGTCAACAAAGAAACGCCGTTGCAAGTCAAAGATTGAATGATGTGATAAATCAACGGGGTGAAACAAGGGGACTAAGTCCCAAATCCAATCCACAAGAGATTAAGCCAATAACCTATATTCTTCACATGAAGGCCGGAGGTAGGTTAACTGTCAGAGCCGAGCACGTGGAATATGACAACCGGGTTGGTTTACTAACCTTCTATCAAGCCACCACTTACCGACCTGTGGCATATATACCCATGGATCTGGTATCAATGGTAACTTGTGAAGATTTCTGCACCATTTCGTCCGATGTTGAAAGGCGCATTAAGTGAAGTTCTCCAACGATGAGCTGACGGTCCTCGAAAGAGTCCTGGAGTATACTTCCATGGATGAGGACGTCAGCGATCGTTTATATAACAAGTTTGCAAAGATTGTAGAACGTGTAGCTCTAGATATTAAGGACAGTGCTGCTCCTCCAACCCAGAGGCGAATGAGGTCTTTACCCTTGACAAAAGATTGACCATAGTTTAATATATAAATATGGATAAATCTGTTATCTGGAGAGGTAAATGATCAGAGTGAACCACTTCTGTGAGATTTGTAATGAGGAGAGAAAACCCTCGAACGGCTGGGTAATGGCCCGAGTTGGAAAGCTCAACTCCACTTCAATAAATCAAATAACCTTCATGCCTTGGGATATGAAGAAAGAGAAGGACAAGCATATAAAACACCTATGCGGGTCTGACTGCCAATCCAAATTCCTCCTCAGAATTACAAGTAACTGGACTTCCACTCACACGGAGTAGTCGGAGAACTTCCCTTGTTCAACATTTTTGGTAGGTTGCAGTGGTGGAAGAAGACTCGCGGTATGTCGAAGGGCGAAAAAATCATCTTTGCTCAAATGGAGCTTAGAGAATTTGTCCTTCAACTGAAAGAAGAATTCAAAAATGAGCCACAATCTAGAGAGATGATTGAGGCTTTCAAACAGATCGATGCAGTTGTTCTTGATATGTGCGGAGAAGACCAATGTTCGAAGGAGACTTAGATCTTCTTAACTATGTGGCTTTAAGGCAGAGCCCATTAAATGAGATTGGATGCTGTTTTAAACGGGACAATGCAGGTATGGGCCACTCGGAATTTTACAAGTTCGGCCCATACCTGTTGGCCGTACCAGTCTACCACCTGACCGAAAAACTCGAATACGTCAGAATAGAGCTTTTGTGCGTCGGAGTTGGCATGGATGAGGTCCAAGTTGATATGGCCATTAAAGAAATGGCTATCATGATTGTCAGGAAAAGGAATATAAAACTACCTAGAGTAAGACGAATAAAGTCAATGGGTTAGATTGTACCTCAATAAACATTTTCCTTGACATAAATTCCGTAATGTATTATAGTCAAAATGTCTCTTGCTAACCTTCTATAGAGGTTAAGCATACGAATTCACCGACATCTGGTGTATATGGCTCAAAAGTTGATGGCAGCAGGAAAGCAGAGGGCGATACCCGCCTATTACTCTGGTCAGATCACTAGTGGGGCTCCTAACCACTATGAGACCATCGAAGAGGCCAGACGTCTGAAATCCTGTGGTAAGGCCAGCTCTATCAACCGGGGTAAAGCCATCCTGATTAAAGGACCTAGAAAGAAATCTGAAAGCCGTAGAGAATCCGTCAAAAGTGCTTGGAAGGTAGTTGGTCAAACTTCCAAAAAGATGCCCGACGGACCAGGCTACCCTCACTACTCCTCTGTGGGGAAATAACCCGGAGATTAGAATTTGCCGAGAAAAGCTGCAAAAATCGGGGGAAGCACCGGTATAACTTCCAGTGCTCGTAGTGCTATTGAAAAGCTTCCTTCATACAAACGTACATTTGTGAAAGCCCGTGCCGAAGGCAAGACAATACGGGCTTCTGCCGCTGAGGCAGGATACGGCGCCCCTGCTGGGTCCCGCTGGGAAAAAGAGCAGGATGTACAAAAAGCTTATCGCGAGCTGATGCAGAAGGCAATTCCCGCCGAGAAGCTGGTTCGGTTGATTAAAGGCGGATGTGAAGCAAAGATGCCTATTTTCGATGCCAAAGGTAAGAAGGTAAGTGAGAGGGCTGATTGGAAAACTCGTCGTCCTTACATTGAAATGGCTTCCGAACAGGCTGGATATTTCGAGAGAAAGAATGCTGCCGGCTCTGGTGGCACTGCGATCACCTTTGTGGTGAATCATATTGGTCAGGGAACTAAGACTGTCAAAACCATTGAAGCTTCAACCTCGAATGATGAACCACTGGTGATCAATGGCTGAGATAAACGTTTCCCTAAAGCTACAGCCAAAGCAGTCTGAACTCTTTGAGCTGTGCGAAAATTCAGCCTATAATATGATAGGCTATGGCGGAAGTCGAGGAGGCGGCAAGAGTGGTGCCCTGAGGCGTATAATGCTGCTCCGCAGGCTTTCCCATCCCGGCACTACCGGTCTGATATTCCGCCGCGTCTACGACGACCTTAAGAGAAACCACATTGACAAGTTCTTCGAAGAGTTTCCAGAGCTCTTCAAATTCTATAGATCCACAGATCATGAATTGATCCTCCCACCTGTGGGTAATAATCCCCCCTCCCGGATCGTCTTTGGCTACGCCGAGACTCTTCAAGAAGTAAAAAGAAAGTTCCATGGCGTTGAGTACATGGATATGTTCTTGGATCAGGCTGAGCAGCTTACCGAGGAAGAGATTAAGGTGATGCGTACAGCCTGCCGCTGGCCTGGTGTTGGACGCCACCAATGCAAAACCGTGCTTTTCTTCAATCCCGGTGGCATTGGAATCATGTACCTGAAGAGAATTTTCAGGGATGAGAAGTTCAACGAGAAGGAAAGAAGCTCAGACTATAGGTTTATTCAAGCTTATGGCTGGGATAACGTTGAATGGGTTCGCTCTGCACTCATTGAGAACGGCTTAACTGAGGATGACTTCTACACGTGGGATAACGATACCAGGTTCAAATACTTTATTGAGGAGTCACAGTACGGCCGAGAGCTCGATGCCTTACCCCAAGCCTTGAGAATTGGCTACTTGATGGGGTCATTTGACACCTTTGCTGGCCAATACTTCGACATATGGGACGAAGATAAGCAGACCATCCCATACTCTGATCTTCAGATTAAACCCTACCACCCCAAATGGATCTCTATTGACTGGGGCTATCACCATGATTCCGCAGTTTACTGGTGGGCTCAAGATGATCGGGTGTCCAAAACTTACCGTGAGCTTGTGAAATCTGGTATAGGTCCTAAGGCGTTAGCTCAAGAGATCATCGATCAGTGTAAAATGTTCGATGGCGAGGAAGTAAATAGCATCGACGCCATCTATATCAGCCCTGACACCCGCGCCAAGAGAACAAATGAGGATACTATCCTCGATCAGATGGCTGCAGTCTTTGTAGCAGCTGGTCTTCCCCGCCCTAGAATAGCAAATGATGACCGTGTTTCAGGTTTCATGCTCATGCATGAGATGTTAAACTACGGTATATGGAAGATTGGACGCAATTGCCAGCGTTTAATCCAAAATCTTCCACTTTTCAGCCGAGACGAGAAGGATCCTGAGGACTGTGTTAAATTTGTGGGCGATGATCCAGGTGATTCGGCGCGGTATGGGCTGAGATCACGCTTTGGAGCTCGTGAAGTCCCCAAAGAAGTTCAATTCGAAGGCTTTATGAACTCGATAAAGGCTAAATTCGGTGAAGCACCCGATTTAGGTGCTATGCACACCTCTATGCACCTAAGCCATCTCAAGTTTGAAGAGGATTGGAAGAAGAAACATCAGCCAATTCGGAGAATTAGGAACTGGAGACGTCCCGCATGAGGTTCTTTAGGTACACTGCCCTGCTCGAAAGCCTTAACCGCGATATACGGAAAGAGAATGTTGTCCTGATGAACAGGATTAACTCTCTTGAAGCTCGAAATCAGGAGCTTGTTCTTGCATTATTCAACAAGATCGGAATAAAAGTTCCAGACAAGCCTGAAATCAAGCCTCACAAGATTGATAAGACGGACACTTCAGCATCCTGCAGCTGTGGGTGGAAGGCCGTTCTTGACGATCCGGTGGAGTTACAGCAGAAGATCTCTGAGCACTACCGGCAAGGAGTCGCCCCGCTTGGAAGAACAACCAGCTGGTCGTCTGCACGTAAAGTACTTGAAACCCTAGGAGAGGATGAGAAACATGCAAATTAATGATAACGTTCTTTACACCGAAAACGGTGTTGGATACGTTGCTACAGTTCTCGAAATTCGGGAATTCGATCATCACATGGGGGAGAATGGCGAGCCTCTCCTTCACCTCGGTTTCTTTAAGCCAGTTATGAAGGCCGATGCCACTGGTAAGATGGTCCGTAAGGCAATTGTGGGGACTCACGAGCAGTTTGACCTGGTTCAGTTCCGCTTGGACGTGGTTCACGATTCCCACTCATTCGGTGAGGAAGCACAGAAAAAGGGTTTTAGCGGAGTCTATCCTGGTGGGCGCTGGCAGTATATCACTTTTGAGGCTGCACCTCCGGTAGTGGATCAAGAGTCGATTGATGAAACACCGGCTGAGGAAATTCCGGCCGAAGGAACGACCCCGAAAAAGAAGAAGAAATCGGTCGTTCAGTAATACGAATCTAGCACATAAGGAGGGCAAGGATGCCCACTTTCTCCGATGGAAAAGGCGGCTCTAAGTTTCATATGAATCCTCAGATGGGAAAACACCTCAATGGGGAGGAACAGAAACCTAGAGGTGGTGAGCAAGAAGCCGATAACGGTGATTCAGACCTGGTTCTCAGTAAACATGGAGACGGTAGTTATCACACCGCCACATCCAACGGTGAAAACAGGACTGAACACCCTTCACTTGGACACGCAATGGTTCATATGTCCAATCACATGGAACCGGCAAAGCATGTACACATTCACTCTGAAGCCGGTGTCCACCACACTCACAAGATTGATGAGAGTGGCAATCACGAAGAGCATGATCATCAGAACATCGATGAACTGCAACAGGATCTCGGTCAATTCTTCAATGAAGAAAAGAGCGAGGGTTCTGGTTCATACGGAAGCAAGAAACCTGACGGCGGAGCCCACGATTACTCCAATGTCTCAGACCTGATGTCCTAGGGCCTTAACCCTGGACCTTCTCGAGGAGAAGAAATGAAGAAACTTCTGGGAATTATCCTGGTGGCCCTTGCCACTCTGAGTCTGCCAGTTCTTGGGCAGTCGACTCCGCCTTCCTCAACCTATGAAAACGGAACCTTCTTCAGCCCCAACTACAACTATGGGGTTGTATCGTCTATTCCTCCGCTTCGGGTTGTGACGGGCACTACCTCAACTGGTGTGGGAACCATCACTCTTCAGTATGGCTACTTCACCACTCAAGATGGCCGACTGGTTGCGCCGTTCACCGGTATCAATACCACAAACGGTATGGCGATTCCGTCTATCACGATTGATAGCGGAGCAAACCAAGAAACTGTGACGCCGTCTTCAGTCAGCTGCGCGACTCCGCAGGTGATTGCGACTTGTCAGGTTACTGCGACCTTTGCCAATATTCACTACGGTGGTGCACTCGTTCAGTCCGGCGACTCCGGTATTCAAGAAGCCATTAACGACGCGTCATTGACTGGCGGCGGCGCCGTATACTGGGTGATTGACTCGGGTCCTCTGACTCTCTCAACCTCGGGTGCTAATACCAACATAAGCTCCACGAAGATTCCGACACGATCGACAGTAACTGGGGCATCTCTCCTCGTGACTACTACCATCGGTACTTGCGCTGGCGGGTGGTCTCTTGGATTTACCTCAGGTACTGAGTTTACTGCGGCCAATACAACTCTGACTGCAGGAACTACTACAGATTCCTCGACTCTGGCAACTCCTTACGCTTTCAATGCGACTGCGGCAGTTCCTGGGGTGCACTGTACCACTTCAAATGCCAGCG